GAGAGAAGAAGACGGTAAACGCGCTTAGTTCTTGTGGTTAATATGATTTAGGTTAAGTACCCACCGGCATACCGTGAGATCTGCTAGTGGGTCTTTTTTTGTTTAAATGTTGTAAGTTTAAACTTTTTATCTATATTTGTGTAAACTTAAATATTTAAAAGTTATGTCAAACCAACAAGAAACGTTTACTCCTGAACAAATTGAGGAGAAGAAAGCTGAGTTAATGGCTTTTTACAAAGAGCAAATTGAAGTTCTTCAATTGCAAAAAGATTATGAAACACTTGCTACTGAGATTGAAGAATTGCGCGCAAGACGTTTAATGGCTCAAATGCGTCAAGCTCAAATCGTTGCACCTGCTCCAGATGAAGATGGTCCTGAGACTGCTGAAGAAACAGCTGAGATTAAGAAGCGTGTTTTAAGAAAAGAACAATAAGAAATCATGGCAGTAGTAAATCAAGTTCAGAAAAAAGTACGTATGAACCTATGGGACGTAGTACGCTTTCAGCTTAATGTGCATTGCCATTTGAAAAACATTTCAGTATCAGACCGTGACCTTAATTGCCTTACATATTTGGCAATTTCAGGTGAAAAGGAGCTTGCGGATTTTTGTAATGCTGTTGCCGATAACAATATCTTCGGCAATAGCCAATCCGTAAGAAATGCAATATCAAAAGGACAGCGTCGTGGTCTAGTTAATGTATTTAAGAATGGTAAAGCAAAGAAGCGCATTAAGCTGAATCCAGAAATAATGATACAGACTAATGGTAATATCTTGTTAGATTATAAAATTGTAAGAGTTGAATCCCAAGAAAGCGAAGACCCTTTACAGCGAAGTATCAACTGATCTTAATCTAGATGAGAATCTAGTAAAAGATGTATTGGATTTCTACTGGAGCGATTTGCGAAAGCAAATGGCAAATCTTACATCACCAAGATTAGATGTTATCAATCTAGGAACATTTGAAGTAATGCCTAAAACATTAGAAAAATGTATAGAAGCTTATCAAGAGTATCAAAAGATGCCAGTTCCTAAAACCTTTACAAAGTACCAAGCTTACAGTGTAATTGAGGGAAGACTTAAACGCCTCCTAGAAATACAACAAGAGCTACAAAGCTATAAGCAAATAAAACAAACCGTTATAGAAAAACGTTATGGTAAGCAAGATCAAGAAAATCTGGAAGAATAAGTGGCTCATCCTTGAGGGGATGTTTAACTACTACTTTACTCGCAAGAAGATTGAGAAGATAGCAAGCTACAGAAATGATATATGTAGCACATGTCCTCTTATTGATTTAAAAGGTGATAAGTGTGAGGTGCCGGGTACTCAACCTTGTTGCGGTGATTGCGGATGTTCACTTAAGTATAAAACTTACAGCATGTCTTCCGCATGCCCTCAAGGAAGATGGTTTGCTGTAATGACAGAAGAAGAAGAAGATGATATGAATGCTAAACTAGAAAATCATGGCAATACTATTTAAAGCTGATACACATACTTATACAAGTATAGATCCTAGTGAGAATATCACATGGACTAGTGTAACTGGTATTATATCTAAGCATAAGAAACCATTTGATGCTGATGCAATAGCAGCTAAATCTGTTAAGAACAATTGGAGCAAATGGTATGGTATGACAGAAACTGATGTTAAAGAAGCTTGGAGGAATGAATCACAAAAAGCTGTTAATCTTGGTACATGGTATCATAACCAAAGAGAGCTTGCTTATACATCATGTAGCACCATAGAAAAAGATGGTTGTATAGTACCTATTTTTAAACCTGTTGAAATTGATGGAATTAAGAATGCACCGGATCAAAAACTTGTAGAAGGTATATATCCTGAGCATATGACGTATCTTAAGAGTGCGGGGCTATGTGGTCAAGCGGATAGAATAGAAGTAATTAATGGAAAGGTCAACATATATGATTACAAAACTAATAAAGAAATCAAAACAAAGTCTTACATTAATTGGGAAGGAGTTAGTGATAAAATGCTTGATCCAGTCAATCATTTGGATGATTGTAACCTTAACCATTATTCGTTGCAGTTAAGTTTTTATATGTATATGATTCTTAAACACAATCCCAGATTGAAACCGGGTAAAATGATTATTGAGCATATACTATTTGAGGAAGCTGGTAAAGACGCGTATGACAACAGAATTGTGAAATATGATGATTTTGGTGAGCCAGTTGTACAAGAAATTGTACAATATGATGTACCATATCTTAAAACTGAAGTTATAAACATTATTAATAGATTGAAAGAAAATGTCAAAGCTTAATGAAAATATAGAACTTTTTAAGTGTTATGTAAAAGCATCACATTTTACAAAAGATGACGCCGATAGCAATACTTATCATAAAGCTTATGCATTTGCTGTACAATCCTTAGCTGGTAAAATACTAACGTTTCACGTAATGACTGATTATGGTATGCTTAGATCAAGGGTGCCTATTTCAGAAATATACATGGAAATACCTAAAGCTGATATTCCATTTCACTTTAAACAACTATGGGATTGCTTTTCAGAAAATATATCTGTTATTACATATGATTATCTATATGAAAAACGCTGTCAAGTAGTTTTAAAAGATGGTAGTATGATATGGGCTACATATTTAATGACAGTAGATTGGTATAAAAATCCTTACTCTGATGAGCCATCTGATTATAAATGTGGGCATATTTTAATTGCAGATGATGGTTATTTACTTTGTCAACCTAATAATAGAATATACTGGAGAGATTCTAATTGGGTTACAAAGCCATTTCCTGTAGAACCTTCTACATTTAAAGTAGATACGCATATAGAGTCCGTTGAGGCCCAATCTGATAAGTGGGTATCTGAAGATTCTAATAGTTATTATTATGAAATAAAAAAGATTGAAGATGATAGTCAAACTATTTGATATACAAAATGGTGTAATGTTGCCAAGCGAAAGCTGCTACACATTACCAACACTTAAGAAAATTATGGATGATTATCCTGATATGCATTTAAAAATATATCAGTATATCTTCTACATGAGTTGTCCGAACCCAGATATTAATCCTTTTTTCCATATTGCTGATGATGACAAAGAAGAGATTATATTAGCAGAAATAGATGCAGATTTTAGTCCTGAGGATGATGGCATTCCTGGAGCATTAGAGTTCTGCAAAAAATTATATGAAACACCAACCTCCAGAGCTTACAATGGTATTAAGCAAATGCTTGATAGACTTGGTAGGTATATGGAAACAACAAGTATAACCGATGGAAGAGATGGCAACCTCACAGCGCTCGTTAACGCAGCATCAAAGTATCAACAAATCCGAGAAGCCTACAAAGGCGCGTACAAAGACCTCCAGGAAGAGCAGGCGGGCCGTGCTCGAGGCGGGGCGGGGCTTGCATATGACCAAATGTGATTATCTATACGACTACATGTTGCACTATAATATCTATAATGAGAAATGGTACGCTGTGCGTAGAGAAGATCTAGAAGGTTATCTAAATGGTGAACTTAAACCAAGAGGGTTTAAAGAACTTAAAGACCTTTTACACACACTAAAAAAGAAACATGCTCCAAAGCACTAACATAGAAATTCCAACGTGGGAGAATGGCGAGTGGGGTATTACCACATTTGCTACCCGTGATGATTTTAAAGATTTTGCACTTAGCATTTTTAAAGAGCCTGGTCAATATCAGTTTGATGAAACTAGCAAAATGTTTAATGAACAAGCTAGACATTTTAATGAGTTTAACTTTTACTGTAAAGCTCCTCAAGGAACTAAAGATTTTATTCAATACTGGAATGACCAAAAGAATAAATGTAAAACCGGTGTGATATATAAAAATAATGGGAACGCGTGGTACATACCCCGTGACTATTATATGTGGCTAAACTTCCTACCGATATTCAACAAGGAGATTCAAAAGTTTGGTTTTGCCGATATTCGTGATGCACAATATCATATGGCATTATATGAATGTTTAGCAGAGTTAAATTATAGACACGCTGCTATTTTAAAGAAACGTCAAATTGCATCCTCATATTTTCATGCTGGTAAGATGATTAACCAGATATGGTTTGAGGAAGGTATTACCCTTAAGATGGGTGCTAGTCTTAAAGACTATATCAATGAGAAAGGTACTTGGAAATTCTTAAATGAATACGAGGCTTTCTTAAATAAACATACTGCTTGGTACCGCCCTATGAACCCTAATAAGGTTATGATGTGGCAGCAGAAGATTGAGATGGTAGATCCTGTGAATAAACGTAAATCAGAAGTAGGTCTTAAAGGTGTACTACAAGGTATGTCTTTTGAGAAGGATCCTACTAACGGGGTAGGGGGTCCATGTAAATACTTCTTCCATGAGGAAGCTGGTATTGCTCCTAAGATGGATACAACATTTGAGTACATCCGTCCTGCTATGAAGTCTGGTTTTATGACTACAGGAATGTTTATTGCTGCAGGATCTGTGGGTGACTTGTCTCAATGTGAGCCATTAAAAAAGATGATTACGCGCCCGGACGCGAATGATATATATTCAGTTGAATCTAACTTAATAGATGAAACTGGGGTTATAAATAAGACAGGATTATTTATTCCTGAACAATGGTCAATGCCACCATACATCGATGCATTTGGTAACTCTAAAGTAGAAGAAGCATTAGCGGCATTAGATGAGCAATTTGCTACCTGGAAAAAAGAATTGGACCCACAGGAATACCAACTCCGTATTTCTCAGCACCCTAGAAATATCAAAGAAGCATTTGACTTTAGAACTGTATCAGTATTCCCATCTCACTTAGTAACTGCACAAGTAAGAAGAATAGAGGATAAACTTTATCCTTATGAGTTTTTAGATATTCACAGAAATGAAAAAGGTGAAGTTGCAGTTAGTGAAACAAACAAGTTACCTATTACAGAATTTCCTATTACTAAAAATACTGATGATAAAACAGGTGTACTTGTAGTATATGAGCGTCCTGTTAAAGACCCTGAGTTTGGAATGTACTATGCAAGCATTGACCCCGTGGGTGAAGGTAAGACAACTACCTCAGAATCACTGTGTTCCATCTATGTATATAAAGCTCCAGTTGAAGTAACTCGCAACGATGGTGAAAAGGTTGAGACCTTTATTGAAAATGATAAAATAGTAGCTGCGTGGTGTGGCCGTTTTGATGATATAGTTAAAACTCACGAGCGTCTTGAGATGATTGTTGAGTGGTATAATGCATGGACAATTGTTGAAAATAACATTAGTTTATTTATTCAACATATGATTCATAGAAAAAAACAGCGCTATCTTGTACCACGAAGTCAAATTTTATTTTTAAAAGATATTGGCGCTAATGCCAATGTGTTCCAAGAATACGGCTGGAGAAATACAGGTACTTTATTTAAAAGTCATATGATAAGTTATGCAATTGAATTCATACGAGAAGAATTGCACCAAGAAACTACAGATGACGGTAAAGTAATTAAAACAATTTACGGTATTGAGCGTATTCCGGACATCATGTTGATGAAGGAAATGCAGGCATACCGCGATGGTGTTAACGTCGATAGGCTTGTGGCATTTGCAGCATTGATTGCTTTTGCTAAAGTACAACAAGCAAATAGGGGTTATAAAAAACGCTATGAGGAGACCGGACTTGCAAAAAACTTGGATAACCGCGATAAATTCAGTAAATTAAATAAGAGCCCTTTTCGTCATATTGGCAATGGGGGTCATACCTTTGAAGGCATGAAAATGCCAAGAAACGCATTTAAAAATTTAAGATAAGCTATGGAAATATACAATGCCATGCAGGTAAAATCAGGGGCTAAGGTTGAGTACAACAAAATGGGTACTCTTAACCAGCCTATTCAGTTTTTACCTAAAGATAAAAAAGATAAAGACTGGGCTAACTGGAACTTGGACTGGTTAGAATGGCAAGGCTTACGCATAGTGCGTAGAAACGCACGTCGTTTATTAAAGAACTATAAACTTGCAAAAGGTATTATAGATAGAGGTGATTATATTGTTGAGGAAGATAATGAGTATGCGGATCTTATTGAAACGCTAACTAAGGAAGATGTATCAGCTCTAGAGCTTAAATTCTATCCTATTGTTCCTAATGTAATTAATACTCTTGTTGCAGAATTTGCTAAAAGAAATACTCGTGTAACATTTAGAGGAGTAGATGATCACTCTTATAATGAAATGCTTGAGTCTAAAAAGGCTGAATTAGAAAAAGCTATTATTGCAGATGCTCAAAGTCAACTAATGATTACCATGCAAGAAATGGGATTATCAGATGAGAGTGAAGAGTACCAACAAGCAATGTCCCCTGAAAATATTAAAAGCTTACCTCAAATTGAAAGTTTTTATAGCAAGACTTATAAGTCAATGGTTGAGGAGTGGGCGGAGCATCAAATGCAAGTTGATAGTGAGCGCTTTAAAATGGATGAGTTAGAGGAGCGCGGTTTCCGTGATATGTTAATTACAGACCGCGAGTTCTGGCACTTTAAGATGATGGAGGATGACTATAACATTGAGCTATGGAATCCTATTCTTACATTTTATCATAAGTCTCCAGAGGTACGCTACATGTCAGATGCAAGTTGGGTAGGTAAGTTTGATATGATGACTGTTGCAGACGTTATTGATGCTTATGGCTGGTTAATGTCACAAGAGCAATTAGAAAGTCTTGAGGCTATTTATCCAGTACGTTCAGCAGGTTACCCTATTCAAGGTTATCAAAATGATGGTAGCTACTATGACGGTACTAAGTCACATGATTGGAATACACAAATGCCATCTTTAGGATATCGTCAATATACTTCTATGTGGGATAACACATTAGTAGGTGGTGATATTGTTAACTGGATTATGCGTGAGAATGAAGACTTCTATGACTTTGGACAAGTTAACTTATTACGTGTTACTACAGCATATTGGAAATCACAGCGTAAGATTGGACACTTAACTAAAATTTATGATGATGGTACAGTATTGCAAGATATTGTAACAGAGGATTATAAAGTTGTAGATAAGCCAGTTTATAATACGCGTCTTATTAAGAATAAGAGTAAGGATAATTTAATATTTGGTGATCACATAGATTGGATCTGGATTAATGAGGTATGGGGTGGAGTTAAAATTGGTCCGCATCACCCATCATTCTGGGGAACTAAATCTCCTGGGGGTATTAATCCTATATATTTAGGAATAAACCAAAACAATATTGCACCAATGAAGTTTCAATTTAAAGGTGATGAATCACTTTATGGTTGCAAACTTCCTGTAGAAGGCTCCGTGTTCTCAGATCGTAATACAAGATCTGTAGCACTTGTAGACTTAATGAAGCCATTTCAAATTGGATATAACATTGTTAATAACCAAATTGCAGATATACTTGTAGATGAACTTGGTACTGTAATCTTGTTAGACCAAAACTCTTTACCTCGTCACTCATTAGGAGAAGATTGGGGAAAGAACAACTTGGCCAAGGCTTATGTGGCAATGAAGAACTTCCAGATGTTACCATTGGATACTTCTATTACTAATACTGAAAACCCATTAGCTTTTCAACACTACCAGAAACTTGACCTTGAGCAAACTAATCGTTTAATGTCTCGTATTCAGTTGGCTACATACTTTAAGCAACAAGCATTTGAGGTAATTGGTATTACACCACAACGTATGGGTCAGCAAATTGGGCAAACTAATACCGCAACTGGTATTGAGCAAGCTGTAGCTGGTTCATATGCGCAAACTGAAATGTACTTTGTACAACATAGTGATTACCTAATGCCACGTGTACATCAAATGCGCACGGACTTGGCCCAGTATTATCATTCAACTAACCCGTCATTACGCCTTAGATATATCACAAACACAGAAGAAACAAAGAACTTTGAGATGAATGGTACAGATCTTCTTATGCGAGATCTTAATATCTTCTGTACTACTAAGGCTAATCATAGAGCTGTTCTAGAACAACTTAAACAATTAGCTATTCAGAATAATACTTCTGGTGCTTCAATCTTTGACTTAGGTAACATCATTAAATCTGAGTCTATTGCTGAAGTTGATAGTATTCTTAAGAAGTCTGATGAGCGCACGCAACAGCAAAAACAAGCTGAAATGCAGCAACAACAACAAATGCAAGAGCAAATGCTTCAAGCTAGAGCTGAAGAAGCTCGCATGAAGATGGAGTTTGAGGCTAGCGAAAATCAAAAAGATCGTGAATCAAGAATTGTTGAGGCTCAAATTAGATCAGCAGGTTATGGCTCTATGCAAGATCTTAATCAAAACATGCAAAGTGATTATGCTGATATGCTTGGTCAAATTCAAAAATCTGAGGAATATAAAGATTCAATGAACTTGCAACGTGAAAAAGAAATGTCAAGAGGAATGCAACATGATGATAAATTAAATCTTGAAAGAGAGAAGTTGCAAGTCCAAAAACAAATCTCAGATAACCAATTAGCTATTGCAATGGAGAATACAAATAAGTTTGATTTACAAAAAAAGAATAATGCAAAGAAGAAGAAATAAGGGTATAGCCATATAATGCGCGCTTTTTTTGACTTTGATAAAACTTATTAAATTTATTTAGATACATTTGCGTATATTGTTAATAAGACATTAATACTAAAAACCAACTACCATGTCTACAGAAAAAGAAACTACAGAGGTTTCACAAGTTGAAGTTAACCTCGATGAATTATTGGGAATTCCAGGAGCAGATAACGTAATGCTTCCTGAAGAAAAAAAGCCGTCGGTGTTCACGGATCCCAAAGTTGACACCTCGTTCCTTGACACTCCTAATGAGGAGGATGATGAAGAAAAAGAAAAAACTATTTCTAAAACAGAAGTAGATAATCTTTTAGATGAACCACTTAAAGATGAAAATGATGATACTGATGCACCAAAAGTAACAGGTCGTCCTAAGTTAGATAAAAGTGGTACAGCGGAACTCGTAAAGAAACTTATTGACAAAGGACAAATTGTACCCTTTGATGATGATAAGCCAATTGAAGAGTATACAATAAAAGATTTTGAAGAACTTCTTGAAGCAAACTTCAATGATCGTGAAAACAAAGTTCGCCAGGATACTCCTCGTGAATTCTTTGACGCATTACCTGAAGAGTTGCAAGCCGCTGCTAAATATGTAGCAGACGGTGGAGAAGATCTTCGCGGATTATTTAGAATTTTGGCGGAAGTTGAAGAACATCGCCAACTTGATCCTAGAGATAAAAATGATCAAGAATATATAGTACGTGAATACTTAAGAGCTACCAACTTTGGTAACGAAGACGAGATTGAAGAAGAAATTGATCAATGGCGTGATCGCGGAGACTTAGAGTCAAAAGCTCTTAAGTTCAAGCCAAAGTTAGATAAAATGCAAGAACATGTTGTTGCTCAAAAGCTTGCTCAACAAGAGCATATGAAAAAGCAACAACACCAAGCAGCTCAAGCTTATATGCATAATGTATATGAGACACTTAAGAATGGTGAACTTGGTGGATTAAGATTAGATAAAAAGACACAGGGTATGTTATATGCTGGTCTTGTACAACCTAATTACCCATCTATTTCAGGTAAGCCAACAAACATGTTAGGACACTTATTGGAGAAATACCAATACGTTGAACCAAGACATGACTTAATTGCTGAAGCTTTATGGTTGCTTTCTGACCCAGATGGTTACAAAGCAAAGATTAAAGATGTAGGTAAACAAGCACAAGTTGAAAAAACTGTGCGCCAATTGAAAACCGAGGAAGCACGACGCACTGTAAGTTCTCCAGTAGTTGAAAGCGAGGAGAAAGTACAACGCCGTATTCCTAGAAATGATAGCTTTTTTAAACGATAATTAACCCTTAAATAAATAAAAAAACATGGCAACTCCAGTTTTAAACAATGGTATATTTCTACGCGATACCAACTACGCAGCTAGTTCACACGTAGATTCTTACCACTTGGTTAACATGCTCAAGAATGCTGAACCTATGGATTTAGGACCAGTAGATCTTTGGGCAATGGCACAAAAGGTAGAAATGCCTTTGTACCAAATGTCTAGCTTTGGTGGAAAGAACGTAATTAATGTTGATAATGCTCGTGGAGAGTACAAGTGGCAAACGCCAATTGTAATGGATCTTCCTTACATTGTTGACGAAGTTTTAACATCAGATCGTGAAGGTGAATCATTAACACTTGGTGCTGATGGTACTACTTTCCAAATCAAAATTTCACGTCGTGAATTTGGACATGGTGATATCATCACTTATGACAAGTACAACGGTGCTGAGATGTACATCACTGTTGATGACATTGTTCCAGTAGGTGACGGTTTTGTTTACACCGTACAATTAGTAAACAATGATAATAGTTATGGTTTGGATACTTCTATCCTTGCACCAGGTACTAAAATCTTCCGTAAAGGTTCTGCACGTGGCGAGTATGGAGAGCGTTTCTCAGACATCGTTACTGCAACAGGTTTCCGCGAGTTCTACAACTTCGTAGGAGGAGCTGAGGCACACGTACACTATTCTATTTCATCTCGCGCAGATCTTATGATCAAGGGTGGTATGAATGCAGATGGTACTGTACCAGTAGTAGAAATCTGGCGTAACTTTGACAAGAACATTGATCCATCTATCGCTAACCTTGACAACATGGTTTCTCGCATGGGTAAGGATTATGTTAAGCGTGCAATGGGTAATGGTTCATTGTCTCGTACTTTCATGACTACAATGGAAGCAGCTCACTTGACTAAAGTAGCTAATGACATTGAGACCTACTTAATGTGGGGACAAGGTGGACGTGTACGTCAAGACGGTCCAGATGACTTGCGTTTATCTGTGGGTCTTTGGAAGCAATTGGATAACTCATTCAAGCGCATCTACAACAAGTCTAACTTCAACCTTGACTTATTCCGTTCTGAGCTTTACAACTTCTACGCAGGTAAGGTTGAATTCCAAGGTCCAGATCCTAAGCGTCAATTGATTGTACAAACCGGTATGGGCGGTATGCGCATGGTTAACGAAGCAATCAAGCGTGAGGCTATGGCTTCAGGATTGTTGATCCAAGCTGCTGAAAACAACGGTATTGGAGCAATCACTGGTAAAGGTATGGACTTGAACTACGGATTTGCATTCACTTCTTATGTTATCCCATTCTTGGCTAACGTGAAGTTTGTGTTGAACCCAGCGTTTGATAACCTACACACCAATGACATTGAAAACCCAATCATTGATGGTTTCCCATTGTCTTCTTACTCATTCATTATCTTTGATATCACTGATAACACTAATGACAACATCTTCTTGTTGAAGTTATGTTGGGATAATCAATTGAAGTGGTGGTACCAAAACGGAACTATGGATTACATGGGACGTACCCAAGGTTTCCAAAGCTCTGGACAATTCAACGGATACCGCGTATTCATGACACAAACAATGCCTGCGATCTGGGTTAAAGACCCAACCAAAGTATTGAAGATTGTTATGCGTAACCCAATCACTGGCGGATCATTCTAATTTTAAACTATATGTAAACTGGGGGAGAGTTGAAAGCCTCCCCCTTTTTACTACCTTTACAAAAACCAATAAAATAAAACCAACAAGTTATGAGCTTTACTTTAGTAGAAAAGGTGTCACACCTTAAGAAAGGTCCTATTGCGATTAGACCTTATTTTAGCAATCAAAACTCAAACATGGGTCTTGAGAAATATGGTTTAACACTTTTTGAAGGTGTATCCCATGAAGAGCAGTTAGCATGTCTTGAGAATAATGGTGTAAAACGTTATTTAACAGGACTTAATGAATTTGCTCCTGAGATTAAAAAAATTGCTGATGCTGAAGAGCGTGAAGCAAAAGTTAAAGAAATTAGAACAGTTGTATCTGAGCTTGAAAAAGAATTAGCTGCAAATGTTGTAAGTCCAGAAGATACTGATTTCTGGAACAAAATTAAATTATTACGTCCAGACAATGATGAGTTCTGGAATAAAATAACAATACGTTGTGGTAACGACCCCGTATTTTTAGAGCCTGAGAAAGATGCTTATGATCTTATCAAACTCTACGCAATTAACGCCGGAGGATTTAGCATTATAGCAAAAAGCTATGATGATGCTAAATTAAAAATGAATAAGAACGCACGTTTTTATTTAGACAAGTACGAGGAAACAGCTTCAACTAAAACTGAAGTTAAAAAACTTCGTAACAAAGCTCTTGCTGAATTGCAAAAACTTTATGATAAGAACACCAACAAGTTGTTCTATGTTGCGAAAGTTGTTGACATTGCGAGTGCCCAGTATAAAAAGTCTACTCCTAATGATATCATTTACGATATTATGGATAACTTTATTAATGGGGAAAGCACAGAAAGAAATCCTGTACGTGCTGCACAAACATTCTTAGATACTGCAAACGCTGACATGGAAACACTTAAAGTTAAAGCAATTGTAAAAGATGCTACTTATTATAAGTTTATTGTTGCAAAAACAGATGGAATTATATACACTAGAGAAACTAATAC